CAACTCAATGTTATCTAGTTCGCTCTTGGTAGAGTCATAATGACCTAGACCCCATACATGATAGACTTTGCTCTTGCTGTCTTTGTATGCGATAGAGATGATAGGATGATCAGCTTGCTCTGGGTGAGGAAAGCCATCATCTGATGCGACTTCGATATCGATGTTACCAACACAGATGTCACGTAACTTGTATTTGATATCACCTGGATATGCTTCTGAAATGAACTGGGCGACAAAGTTATTGTTGCCATAAACTTTGAAGTTGTCTACGTCTTCATAACGCTTAACGAAGTCTTGTGCTTCGCTCATGCTGTCGATTGTCATCGGCTCGACTGAACTACCATCTAGTGCTGTCCACTCAGACGATTTCTTTGTAGGCAAGTAGAATGTAGGCTTGAATGGCACTCTCTTGTGAATGCGATTACCATTTGCATCGTAGCCTCGAAACAGCATCTTGTTGCCATAACGATGTACGGAAGTGTAAAAACTCATATGTACCTCATAATGTATCTTATAGTTGGCATTGTATCAGATATGAAACAGTTTGTCAACCACTAACGTAATTTTTCTTTGGTCTGTACCAAACCTTTTGGTGATATATCTTTGCAAGAAGTTCTACAATATTCTTCTTGTCTTCATCGCTATCCATGTCTACTTGCATTCTGTGCAAGGCGGTTTCGATGTAATCTATGTCTGTAACTGATAAACTGAAACTTGTGTTGGGCTTCATAGACCTAAACTCCACATCCAGATTGGTATTACTACAACGTGTAGAATGACGCATAGGGCTAACATAAGCCAAACTATTCTTACGTTACCCCTATCGCCATGCATTGATTAGTCTTTCTTAGATACGAAAGCGTACAGTTCTTTTGCTTTCTCCATTAAATCTTCTGTTGAATACATTTTGTATGCTTCTGTTAGGCTTTGTTCAACGTCTTTACGTTGCTTGTCGCCTTCAGCAATCATGTTCTCAAAGAATTGAATGTTCATATGATATTGTTGATCCATGTACTCTTTAGCTAGTTGTAGCATTTCTGCACGGATCTCGAATGGGTTTTTGTTGGACATAATGTCTCTCCTGTGTGTTTGTGTGTGAAATAGAGGGAGAGTTTCCCCTCCCTCAGTGGTTTAGTCTTCTTGTAAGAAAACAGTTTCACTAGAACCAATTTCGATTCTACGTGGCTTCTTCTCTTCAGGAATAACGTTCTCTAGTGTGATAGAGAGGATACCGCTAGTCAAGTCTGCACTTTGAACTACGATAGTATCCGATAGTGTGAAAGAACGAATAAAGTCACGTGCGCCAATACCTTTATGAATAAAAGTATCAGTAGTGTCTTCTGTTTCTTTCTCACCAACTACTTTGAGTACACCGTCTTCTAGTGTGATGTCAATTTCGCTTTGCTTGAAACCTGCAACAGCGATCTCAACAACATACACTTCATCGTCTTTCTTGACGATGTTATAAGGTGGGTAGTTGGATTGTTTTTGATGTGATAGATTCAACGTGTGCATTCTATCGAAAATTCGATCAAACCCAACCATAAATGGGTCATTACGAGTTAGCTGGTCTGCTAATGTCATAGCTTATCTCCTTTTAATTAAGCAAGAATTAATATATGTAAACCCTTACGGCATTTACAATGTTATTTATACGCCAGTTGAGCCAAAGCCTCCACTTCGTGAAGTTTTTTCTTCGGGCTCCCTATCAGTCAAGACGATTGGCGTACGGTTCATAGGTACTACTTCGCCTTGAGCAATCCGATCACCATCTTTAATCATAAAGATTTCATCGGAAATATTGTACAACATCACATAAGTCTGTTGCACGTAATCTGGATCAACAACACCTTCGCAGTTTGCGATAACGATGCCGCTTTTAAGAGATAGTCCTGAACGTGGATGAATACGTAGACTATGTTTCTCAGGTAGATCAAACACGCACCCAGTTGGTACTAGCATACGTTCTCCTGAGTAAAGAGTAACTTTACCATAAGCGTCAACTGTTCTCTTTGACTTGCGATTTACTTGACCGTAGACTGTTACAGCGTCTCCAGTTCTCATACTCGCACTCAAATCAAAACATGCCGCCCATTCACTTCCATATTGTGGCAAGTGTGCTTCATCCCAAAGTTTCCATACATATAGATTATCACTCAATTTGTTTACCCCTTTATTCGGTTCGGTCTTTCAATATTTTACTCATAACGTCTGTAGCAGTGTGTGTAAAAAATCTTGGTGCTACTGCGTGAATTAATACTACAGGTACTAACAACTGTAGTTTGACTGCAATCTTTACTGCCTGCTTGGCATGTTCAAATCCAGTCTCGCCTGCTTCTTCTAAGTGTTGCTTGCACTGTTTACTTAGCATCCTGTGTCATCTTTCGTTAATCGCCATCCCAATTCAACTCGGTGAGTTGCTTTTGTTTTAGACGTTGGTCCTTCTTAATCTCTTCTATATTCTCGTCCATTCTATCAGCGATTCCTCTTAAGAACTCGCTCTCGTACTTTCTAGCAATATCATGAACGTGAATAACAAAAGACTTACTATCTTGATATTCTTTAGAAGTCATTTCTTCTTCCCGATACTGTACTTAGCGACAAGATCCCACTCTTCTTTTTCTTTGTGAGGAAGTATCTTAATCTGTGACAGAGGTGCAACGGGATCTTGTGTCTGTGATGAGTTTACGGCTTTGATCAAACCCCACTCTTCTAACAGATTTACAATCGTGTTTCTACGACCCTGATCTTCATCAGAGAAGTTGTTAATCTTTCCGTCTAGCATGAATAGTTCTTTGAAGTGAACGATGTAATACTTACCTTGCTTGTGCAAGATGTGACAAGACTGATATAACTTTTTGTCTTTTCGTGAGGCAATACCAATTCGAGTTAGCGTCTCTTTAATCTTTAGAAAGCTTTCATCATTGGGTAGTTCGACCTCTACAAGTCTCTCTACTAAATTCATTTTTTAATTCCACCTGTTTCTAGTTGTTGTTTCATAATGTTCAACTGTTCACTGGACAACAACGAAAGGTAGTCTTTCCCGAGATTTCTATTGCATTGATAATATTCACAAACAACATCTAAATCTTTGTCACCAGCATCCTTAACCCACTTTGCGAAACGCTTCTTAGGTCTAATACTATTTAGTAAAAACTCATACTGAGGACGATCCTCAAGCTGGTGGTAGTGATTCATTAGATTTGCGTGTAATAATGTGTCTGGGAAATATGACAGCGCCTTGTTTACAAGAAAGCCACTGTAACCCTTCTCAGCAAGGGTGTCGTTTTCACTGTCACGCATCATGTTCTTCTTACTCTGCGTGATTGTATTTACATATTCAAATGGGTTGCTCATTGGGTTTCATTTCCTCTACATCATATTGTTCAGAGCATGACTCACAAATATAGGTCTCACCTATCTTGCCGCCCTCATACTTATATTGAAACGTGGTGTACTTATCACCACACTTCTTCTCACAGATCAAACAACTCAAGTTGGGTTTCTTTTTGAAGAGGTTTTTCATCGTATAAATTACTCCATAATTTCAACTTCTCATGTTTTTTCTTTGCACTTATCTCTAATTGAACATTGTCAAAGAATCGGGAGTGCGTTAGTAACTGTAACATGGCGAGAACGTCTCCAGCTTCATCCAGGAGCTTCTCACGGGTACTCTGAGGCACACTTTCGATAGTATCGCATGTTCTTAGCGTCTTGCTACATTCTTGTATCAACTCAGCACACTCTTCCATTGTGATTACCATAAGTTGTTGTAGTCTATTCATTTCCATTCTACCTCTGCCATGAGTGTAGCAAGTGCGGCTACACGATTGATTTCGCTGTTAGCAACAAATGCTTCTTTGTACTGATACTCAGCAAGGATGATAATAGCATCTGCTACGCTTTGTGTACTACTTATCTTAGTTGGTAATAGATCATACAGTTGACGATACAATACTGCACTATCGATATCTGTATTCTCAGCAACCCACTTACGAACATCTGTAAAGTTACGCTCTTTCATCAGAGTGATGAGAGCATTCATATTGTCTACAGATTTGTTAGCCAGGACACCAGAGTCAATCCTACCAGTAGAAGAGTAACGCTGTAGTTCATTAAGGACTCTGCGCCAATCAGGGAAATAAGTCTTAATGACTTCTGCCACAGTTGATCTATCATATTCAATGTTTTCCTCTTCTAGTATTCTACTTACTCGCTTGAAGAACTGACCAGCGATTGCTTGCTTGTCTTCGTTAGCGATCTTAAACTCTACGACACTACACCGTGAGTGCAGTGGTTCAATGATACGATTCTTAAAGTTACATGTGAGAATGAACCCACAGTTCTTAGAGAACTCTTCCATGAAGTTGCGTAACGCAGGCTGTGTTGAGTTTGGGTTTAGATAATCAGCTTCGTCAAGTATAACATACTTACGACCACCAGAGAACGAAACGCTAGATGCGAATGATGATATCTCTGTTCGTAGTGTGTCGATGTTACCATTCATACTACCATTGATAGTTATGTAGTCTGCACCGATTTGCTCAAGCATTGCTTTGGCGATAGTAGTCTTACCTACACCTGCACGACCTGTTAGTAGCAAGTTTGGTACGTTATCTTGTTCTACGAATTGCTGAAAGGTTTCTTTTAGTGTTTCGGGTAGGATTGTGTCATTCACATTTTTTGGGCGATACTTTTCTACCCACAAGAATTCTTCTTGCATAGTTTACCTCATCATATAAATTAAAGTCACAGTATAGCAGAAAAAAGGGACTCCGTCAAGAGCCCCTTTTCACTTTGATTAAGCGGCGTCTGCTGGATCCGCTTCTGGTGCTGGTGCTGTAGGCTCATCGCCTGGGACCTGGTCGATTTGACCTTGATCTTTAGCGTGATTCAAGAACGCCATAAAACGCTCACGGACGGTGCCAACGGCCACCATCTCTTCACCACGAATAGCGCCTCTAGCACTAGACGCATCAATGATCTGCACTGCGGCAGAGATGTCGTTTAGTGAAAGACCAGGACCCTGGTCTGGCGCACCCTCTGGTGCTTGAGTTTCAGTTGCTTCAGTCATATTGTACTCCTATGTTAATATTAACGTGATTCGATTGCAATCCAATATTGCACTTTATCAGATTTAAAATGTGCCATACCCTTAGAAGAAAGTGCAACCTCATAATTGGTAGGCATTAGTTTTAGATTATCAACTTTGATAATCATACGGAAGTCCCCATAGTCGCCACCTTCAGCAACCGTAATGCTGTAGTTGTCGGCTGTAGGGTTTTTACTATCAACAGCGGCTAGTGATATAGTATCACCTTCTGCGTTGAAAGCAATTTCTGGTAAGCCCAGAACACCTGCGGCACGTACTACACTCTCAAGGTCATCCCAAGAGATTGTTAGTGTTGCTTCAGGATCAGGAACTGGAATGTCACGCTCTGGTGGCGTTACAATCATGTTCTCGGCTGTATATGTATACTTCAGTGTTCGCTTGCCACCTTTGATGTTGAACTGACTTTCGCCAAAGTTTACATCTGGTTCTTCAAACAAACTCAGTGTTGCGAGAAAACGAGATACATCATAAATGCCAGCAGGCTTGTCAAAAGTCTCACCTACTGTGGCGGCTGCCATCACTGTTTTCTGTGGAGATATAGTTCGAATGGTTTGTCCTGGTTTGAACATCACACTCGGATTGATCTGTGAAAAGTTCTTCAATACACTCAAAGTTTCATTACTAAATTTCATCATTATTTACCCTTTTTCATCGCTCGGCGTTGTTGCCTATTCATATTACTAGCAGACTTATTTATATCATCTTCTAGCGGTTTTGTCAAGTCTTTCTTATAATTTTTTTCATTAGATTCTTTTGTCGCTGTAGGTGAAGCACCAACTGCGGCAATGTGACCTAAACTACCTGAAAAAGTATAAGACCCTATATGCTTCAATCGCATCCAAGGACACATCCAAATCTTAAGACCGATCTTACGTGCATACTGACTGAACATATAATCTTCAGATAGATAGCGTTTGGTCTCAGGATCAATGATAGTATCGAAGAACGCAGTTATCTCACTAGTACCATCAAACTGTTCTGTACGAATGTGATCTGGTTTGTAACTGAGTTCTGGATACGCTTCTGCATATTTTTCAAAAGCTTCCCGTGTAATCACCATAAAACCAGTGCCACCTTCTTTGATCTCTGCAATTTCATTGATCTTGAAAGAGCCAGCACCAACTGGATTAAACACGTAGTCGCCTACGAAGTTCTCTAATTCGAATGGGGACTTGTCTGCAAATCCACCGTCTACTGCTTGCTTAACTTTCTCCCAAGATATAGTCTTCTTAGGGTATGGACCAGTAACAACATCGTGACCAGTCTCACTGTCTGCTAAGTGTAGTAGAGTTAGCGCATCACGAAAGTCAAAGCCAATGTCACTGTCAATGAACAAAAGATGCGTACAATCAGAACGTAGAAATTCATCTACGCAATAGTTTCTAGCACGTGTAATCAAGGATTCGTTAAACAAAAAGTATTGTCTAAGCGGAATGCCATGTTTAGCACATACCGATGTCAGGTCTGTCATAGACTTAGTGTACATACCTGCACATTGACCGCCGTACATAGGTGTAGCGACAAAGAGACTCTTCTTCGCTAGTTCTACGGGGTCTAGTTTAATTTCCAACTTTATATTCCTCTCTGAGTGATTTAAATTCTGTAGCACGTTCTAACTGATGTTGCATCCACTTAGCGCATTCTTTTGCACTCAATGCTTCTTCGTTAGTGGGAGGCATTCTATCATCTTCACCAATGCTACGCATGACAGAAGAAGAAAGCATCATAGCACCTGCCATGATCATACAGATATGAGGAAGACCTGAGCCATCAGGACCATCGTCATAATCTTTGCCACGTTCAAAATCATCGATGTGACGTTTCAAACTATCAATCATCTGTTGCCAAGGTAGACCTTTCTCCCAGTTACGATCAGCATATTTCATAGCGCCGTACTCAAGTGCTGTTGCACCTGCGGCTAGTGCTTCTAAAGGTAACTGTTTCATATAAGGTACGCCAAGTGCTTCTCGCTGTGCGCCAGACTTTGATGCATTGTAGTTCGTACTTAGTTTTGCCACACGATCCCACTCTTCGGGTGTTGCGTCATTTATTGACTTTTTCATAGTGAGCATTTTTACCTCTTTGGTTGTTCATAATCAAATTCTACTCTGTGCAAAGTTTGCAGTCTCATAATATCTGCGGAAACGTCATGTGTACTGTCGTGTCCGATAAATGTTTCATTCCAGTACTCAATATCTGCGACTGGTATAAACCCATTTTTCTTGGGGAAGTTTAACTTCGCATCGATCCAAGTTCGAATGTCTCTTACACGCCACCACTTTAGATACTCATTCATCAAGTGATGTTGCCCAAGTTCATTCATTACTCGTTCTATCAACACTGGATCAAACGTATTACCACGTGACCACCAGTGTTCAATCTTACCGACTTCCCTCAGATATTTGAATATTATAGCAGAGAACTCTTGTATTGTCAAGTCATTTTCAGAAGGTTTTAAATTTACTTTGGCTTCTTCTGATTGACCTTGCCACCAAGCTAGATCATCTTTGCTGAATGAACATCCATTGTCACACTGCGCTTTGACATCAAACTTAGCCGTTTGTACCATACCAGTCAACTCTTCGAATGTGTAGGGATCAGTAAGAAACCGATCCCAATCAAACACTACAAAAGCGGCATCTACAATAGGACACTTCATAGCGTTTTGCCCTATCGTTTCAAAGTCTATAATAAAGTCTTGCTTCACGCTACACCCTCAAGTAATACGGATTTTTTATAGTCATCAGCATTCATGTCTTGCATACGACGGTTATGCTCTGCGCTGATAACAACTAGGTTAGCATATAACGTGCTACCACCTTGTGAGTGCGCAACAATGTGACCACCTTGGGCATCTTTCATTGTTAACTTCTCACCAGTAATCCAACACTTGAATCCTTGCTCTGCAAGTTTCAACTCAACCATCTCACGTGGAAATACACGCCTGCTATCAAGTACAACAAGAGTTGCCTTATCTAGGTCCATACCTTCGAGAATCCAAGTGACAGTGTTATCAAACTTAAACTGGGTCTTGTGTTCACCCAAGTGTTGATTGAATGCCTCATGTATCAAACGATTGTTCTCAACAATTCGCTTTGGAAACTTGGGGTTAGATGCATTGAATGCGTTATACGCTTTGCTAAACTCATTGTAGAATGCTTCAAAGTTTTCTACTTTTACTGAGCCGTATGTTGACTTAAAGTGAAAATACAAACGGTACAACATAACGATTTGACCTTGCAAAAGTCCACGACCAACTTGATCTCTACGCCACACTGAACACTTAAGAATAAAGTCAAGAACTGCTTTCAACTTCTTGGCAATCTTGTTGACTTCTTTCTGTGTTAAACTAGCATCATCGTACATAGCTTGTAGTGCATCAAAAGGTGCTACTACAGGCTTCTCACCCGCATAGATCATATATGTAATACGTGCTACGATTTCATCAAGGCGTAAACGAGTGTTGTTTGACGCTACGTTTGGGTAAGTAATGTTACCATGTGATGTGGTCCAACAAGTAAACAACTCATGTGGTAGACTATCATAGCCACTAATAACACGTGCTGTTTCACGAATTAGATTTGCGATAGGAATATCACCGTATGAGTTCAGTGTCTCTTGAGCATTCACTGGAGTAGTGTTATTTGTATCTCGAAACAACTCACCCTTCTGTCGAGTAGTCAAGTGATCATAAATGACAACACGCAACTTGTAGTTCATAAACTTTTCACGTGTAGCATCTGACAACTCTGACGCTAAAACTTCGCCCAGTACAGATGATTTATGTAACGGAAAACTATTTCGCATGTACTCTAGAATAGTACGCTTACGATTGCCACCATCGATTGATTCGAATGCATATTTACCGCTTTCTCGGACGATCTTTATCTCGCCTATATCCCCACCAGACATCATGGTGTCTACGATACTTTGTTGCTTAGAAGGTTTGCTCTCACCAAATGGATTAGGTGATACAGATGGACGTTGCCCTACAGGGTTACAGTCAATTGTTTGAGACTTCTCTAAGAAGTCCCGTACAGTCCAGATTTCAATATCCCAGCTGGCTGTTGAAATTTTTTCGTTAGTCATAGTATTCTCACTTTGCTGTTTGCTTTATACAGTGATACTGGCTGAATTGCTCTGATCACTTGTGTATTAATATAACTTATTTCACGTACATTGTCAAGGTTTATTTTGGTATTTGCTCAACTATTTTATAGCAATCGCACCTACGAATAAGTGGTTCTGCCAGAATGGTTGTATCTTGTACAAGTCAAACCCAGAACATGAGAGAGTTGAACACAACTCATTCCAAGTGTTAGGCTTCAACATGTTACGAAGAGTACGTTCTTTGTCCATGATATCTTCTGTATCAAATGACTTACGCTTGTAGTCATAGAAGTTGAACGTCAACATCTCTTGTAAACGTGCATCTTTGGCTACAGTCTTTTCTGCGAAGATAAACGCACCACCTTTGTTCAGACCACTGTAGATTTTCTCTACAACAGAACGTCTACTGGTGGGCGGCATGAACTGTAACGTAAAGAGAGATGTGACGAGTGATGCGTTCTTAATTTCTACATTACGTATATCATCATAGATGAACTCTACAGTGGTACCTGGGTGTGCTTTCTCTACAGACCTAACACGCTTCTCCATGTCGCCCTTAAAGCCTTCTGCAAACTCAACACCGATGTAGTTAGCTTTAGGTGCAAACTCGTAGTTCTGATCAGCCATAGCTTGTATAGTCTTACCAGTTGAACTACCAACGTCATACACGTTGCTCTCTTCATCTACGAAGTATCTTGATAAATCTACTACGTCTTGGTGTAGGTTGCTGTACCCACGAATACTTTGTTCGATATGATTGTCGAACCCCTCTTCACGATGTGCGAATGTAAAATCACTCATTTTGTTACCTCATAATATGGTTGTAGAACTTTCTCGTAAATTGAATCGGCTAGAGCCGCCATCATCTTTGGGGCGACCATACGACCAATTCGTTCTGCTTTTTGATCGAAAGTACCAGTAAGTTTATAGTCTTCTGGTAGGGACATTATACGCTTTAATTCTTTGATTGTCAACTTACGATTTGATGCATAATGAAATACACCCGACAAACCTTTCTTCTGACCTTGCTGTGTTAGTGTTGGGCATGGTCGATGTGGTGCAGGACGAATCATATTAAAGCACGATGCTTTTGGATTCCAGTCACGAAACTCTGGATTACTAGGCTTGAGATGCTTCTCAGGTCTGAATGGTATTCTGTCTAAGAACTTCTTCTGAAACGAACCTTCGTAGTAATCACGTAGTTCTTTTACTTCGTCTTCATCATTGACAATATCTTCGATAGCAGATTCCATACTGATATGTGTACTTGTTGGCTCTGGAAAGACACCGTTCACATTCAATACGTTTAGACCAATCGCTTCTGCTACATCATCACGTACACATATAAAGATAGTACGCTCTCTTGCTTGTGCTACGCCATAGTCTGCGGCGTTCAGTACTTTGTATGTAACTTGATATCCAAGTGCTTCGAAAGAGTTTACAAACTCAAACAACTTAGGTCTTGCTTCACCAAACGTAATACCTTTGACGTTCTCTGCAATAATAACTTTGGGCTTGACTTCTCTTGCTACACGAATGTACTCAAGAAACAAGTCTTCGATACCTGTTTGCATCTTACCATCTGAGTACTTCTTAATACCTTCTTTGGTCTTCAACTCACCTTCTTGTACGATGTTACCTTCTTCGTCAA